TCCGATGATGCTGTATGCGGCAAGGAGTTTAGCCTGTCCTTCTTTGGACCTAAGTCTATTTACTAGTGCAGGATTTGCAGATGGTCTCCATTTACTGAAACCCTCATACTGTCCTGGAGAATACACAACACTAGCGACCGTATTAGGGAACTTAGGAGACCGAACACGGTTCAGAACAGATACCGCAACACAGTATTCATCCATAGTCCCAGGGGCAGCTTCAACCTGAATTGTTCTTGCAAGGTGATCATAATCAATGGCACTTAGTGCCAAAATAGTTGCAAGCATAAAAATAGGGAGCGTATAGTGCTCCCCAAGTATATCTTATTCAGTTTTATGTGTCAAGTATTTGGGACATAGACAGGGGTCATCAGACCACCGTCTGGACCATTGTCATCATCATCAATGTTTCCATCAGTCAATAGGGCAGCAAAGATAAACCCTCCTATCATGGAAGCTGCTATGACTAACATGTCGTTCACCATACGCCTGGAATGATTTGTCCAGTAGCGGCGTAACTACCCATTGCTGCGACGACTCCAATCATCGCTGCCCAACCGTTGATGCGTTCTGCTTTTTCGTTCATGAGTTTAAAGTAAGATAGAATTGTTCGTTGTTTCCTCTGGTGTTCTCATAGATTGAGGAATCACCATAGGTTTTATGATCTTTGTAACCTACCATGCGGCCCTTCGTATTTTGAAGGGCAGGCATGAATACAATTAGGAAAAATATTCCAGGAGCACCGATGAGCAACGCTCCTCCGATAACATAATAAGTAAGAATTTCAAGAAGGGAGTTTTCCATCAGTAGGTTTCAGCAAGTTGTTGTACAGAATATGCCAGCAAGACAAAAAATGCAATGCTAGTAACGGCAAAGATACCTTCGGTCATCAAAGAACACCGAAGAAAAGATTACCAGTGGTTGCATACGAAATGATCGCTGCAAGGAATCCCATCATAGCAGTGCGACCGTTCAGTTTCTCTGCCCTCTCAGCATAGGTTTCATAGCCATAACGCTCAGCATCTGTCTTTGAGATGTACATCTGAGGTTCTTTGGCAAACATATTCTGTTGTCCAAATTCATTTGTTGTTACGGTCATTGTCTTGTGTAAAGAACTGTTACTGTAATTATATAGTAATGTAACAACTTTGTCAACACATATTTTCTTTAGATTCTGACTTTTCTTGAGGTTTTTGTATCTCTCGTATCAAAAGCAGGTGTTCGTTTCTAAATCTTTTCTTGACAATAGACTACCCCTGTCCTTTCGTTCAATCTACAAGCAAATTCTGTTTTACGCAATTGGATGAATATTAAAGCAAATAACTGGGCAATTAACATGCCATGAATGACATAATTACCCAGTTGCTTATTAGATGGCCTTTTCATCAGTTTTTTTCGTACTGATTTATTTACCAAATAACATTACTTATTAGTAATCGTCCACAAAAGATTGACATAGTTCAGTATTTTTTCTACAAAAATTTCTGACATAGGGGGATGCCGTCGCACCCCCAGTATATCATCTAGATGATTACTTGTCTATATTAATATCAGAAGTTGTACTTCAGACCCAACTTACCACCATAACCACGGTCAACGTCGGCATCACCAGAACCGATGAAGGAGACCTCACCGTATGCACCCAGTGCATCGCTCAGAGCAACACCAAGACCTGCCTTACCAGAAGGAACAGTGTCAGACTCAGCACCGTCAGGAGAGACGACGGAAGCACCCACTTGGACGTAGTAGGAAGCAGATTCACCAACGGGACCTTCGTAGCCAACGTGGAGATCGGTAGTAGCTCCGGTGTAGTCGCCGCCGGTCCAACCTGCATTGGTTTCGACGTTGACGTAGGGACCTGCAAGGGCAGGTGCTGCCATCAAAGGAGCAGCGGCAGCAAGTGCGATTGCGGATTTGATCATTTGTTTAAACCTCGTTTGTTTTTACTTGTGGAGTGATTACCCACAGATGAAAAGAACCTCGACATGGTTCTGTTTTTAAACTGTCACACTCAATTAGGTATTAATACGTGTGACAATTGTTATTTATCTTAAAGGACTTTTAAGATTTTGTCAACCTTGGTTCGGTTGCCCGGACGGTTCAGTGACGCGACCGAGGTAAGGATCATAGTTCATATACTCTGCAATGTCAATATTGGCACCTTGCTGTTCCCAGAAGTTTGTAAGTGCATTGAAATTCCCTTGGTGGAAAGCACCGACGTGCTCTGGGTGAATGGACGATCCCAACTCAGTCTTATACACCAAGAGTGGCATAGAGAATGTGTTGCCAGAATTGTAAATCAAATCATCAGCAACAGCACGGGGTTTGACTCCTTGGTCCAACTTATACTTGTTACCACGAGTATGCAACCTTAATAGTTTTTCTGCATGGTGTCTAGTAATTAAGTAGCAAGCAGTAGAGAAATTATTCACAAATCTCTTATGCAGTTTGACATGAATGTCTCCTGTGCAGATGATTGCAATCTGAAACACATCCCAATCGTATGGAAGGTGTGCAATCAAATCAGTCCAACGAAAGTTCCAAAACCTAACAAGGTCCAGGCTACAGTCGTCCTCCATCATAATTGCATAAGGACTATCAGATGTCTCCAACCAATGCTTCATTGCCTTGAGATGAC